CCTGTTTATTTCTTCCTGCAAATCAACAATTTTTACAACAGTATCCTCAAGTCGAGAGTTACTGATACTTTGGCTTTTTGGCATATCCGATAATGTAGATGTGCATTTTGTTGCAAGAAGATTAAGTGATTTAAGCTGTTCAATTTTTGAATCTATCCTTTTGTCAAGTCTGTATGCCTGACTTAAATATTCCTTTGCCGTCATTTTATACCTCCAAATCTGCCCTTACGGCATCAATCAAATCCGCCTGCGTTTTATTCTTTTTCTGCAAGACTTTCAAAATTTGTTCATCAATCGTGCCTTTTGTGATTATGTGCTGAATAACAACAGTGTTTTTCTGTCCCTGTCGATACAGTCTTGCGTTGGTTTGCTGATACAGCTCAAGTGACCATGTAAGGCCAAACCACACAAGAGTTGAACCCCCGTTTTGAAGATTAAGTCCGTGTCCGGCACTTGCAGGGTGAATGAGTGCAACGGGAATTTTGCCATCGTTCCAATCGGAAATATCCTCACTTGTTTTGATTTCACGAACAGAAAAACTGCTCTTTATCCGTTCCAAATCGTGTCTGTACCAATACGCAATAAGCAGAGGTTTGCCGTTCATACTCTCAATTATATCCTCAAGTGCTTCAAGCTTTCGGTCGTGAATTTCAACTATATTCTGCTCGTCATCGTAAATTGCACCGTTTGAAAGCTGGCATAGCTTGTTTGAAAGGGAGGCGGCATTAGATGCGGTAATTTCTCCGTCAGTGATTTCAAGGACCAAGCTTTTCTTCATAGTTGCTTGTTAAAAGCTCAGGCATTTTCAGATATTCATTTGCTTTCATAGAAACCGTGATGTCTGATATTTTTTCGTAGATGGCATTCTCGGCATTTGGCAGAGGCTTATATGAATACACAATCGGACCATTCATCTTGTCGGGTTTGAAATATGTGTTCCTGTACTGCCCGATAAAATAACCGAGCCGTTTGCCCATATCAAGAATTTTAAATTCAGCGAACAAATCCATAAGTCCGTTTGATGAGGGAGTACCTGTCAGGCCGACAATTCTCTTTACAAGCGGTCGCACCTTCATAAGACTTTTGAAACGCTTTGACTGATGATTTTTAAACGAACTGAGCTCGTCAATAACAACCATATCAAAGTCAAATTTATATCCGCTTTTATTCACAAGCCAGTCAACATTTTCTCGGTTGATTATGTAGATGTCAGTTTGTTCATTGAGTGCTGAAAGTCGTTCATTTTCATTGCCGATTATCAGTGAATAAGTGAGAGTGCTTAAATG